GCTATCCGCAGTTCCGCGGAGCCCACTCAAAGCCAGATGACCACGTCATTGTGGTCATCACCGTCTTGATTCTCCCGAGGTGTCCACGAACGGGTTGTAACCCGCGGGACCATTGAGGGTGATCGGACAAGGCCCAGAGAAGGGTAGCCAAGTCTTGGGGCCGACGTTGTTTCGGCTTAACCGCAATTTGCGGCCCAATACCTGTCATAAGTTCCCACTTCTGAACAGGATGTAAACGCTTTCTGGCTTCATGCCATGAAACATTAACGCCCACATCCCCCGCACTCTTGGGTACAAAGATTCGAAATCGTTTCGGAATCTTATGATAGACCAACCAGAGCCAAATAGGCTTAAGCGTGTCATCACAGTAACCAAGCACTCCTACCCTTTCGCTCCATAACCGCAAATGATTTGCAATTTGTAACGCATAGGGAATCTCCATGGAGTCCTGCCTGAGATAGAAAGGAACGACTGGGAAATCTTTAAACCAGTCAGTTCCACAAGACTCGAAGAACTCACCTGCCAGGTGGCTCTTCGAACTGTTAGGCTTGAAACCAAGTGTTTCTAAAGCCCGTACGACCTCACCGGCGTACGCCTGCGGGACGATAATATCGTCTCCGTAGACACCAATGAAGCACCACTCATCCTTTGGAACTATCGCCCTGCAAAGGGCATAAAAGATGAGTGACTCGACCTCGAATGTAAATCCATTACCCATTGAGGAAAATTTCTCAAGGGGGACACTGGTCCCATCGGGGAAGGTAGTGCTTTTCGACCTGAGTAAGTCTAGTAACTCTACCCAACGAATCGGGAGGAGCTTGCTGACTAAGCCAATACTGACCGTATCGCTAGCTAGCGACAGGTCAATTGTGGCCAGGGACCAGCTCATTGCCTTAGAGGCTAGGAACTGGTTCCAACTTTGGTCGTAAAGATCGCATCCAAAGCGCTTAAGGCGCGACTTCAGGTATGTACCGACACCTAACTGAGCGAAAACGTTCAGTGTTGGCTCGATACATATCCCGCGGTCGGTTTTACACGACTTCGGAACAGTGGTGAACCGGTTTCCGTCAACCACTTCGAAGAACGGATGGAGATCCGCCCATCTATCGCCCATTATGCTGCGGGCGAAAGGTATCAAGTCACCAGTAAGGGACGGCCGATGACGGTATTTTTCAGACCGTACGGATCCCGTACCCCTCATGTTGAATGTAGCGCCAGGCCC